TAACCCATACACTTCCTGTTGGACGTGATGCTGAATCTGCTGTTTTCCATTCTGGAACACTTGTGTGAGCAGTTGCTTGATGTGCTGGTGGATAATATGTTCCAGCAACAATACCTGCATCAGTTAGTGGTGTTCCTGTACCGTTACCAAGAACGATGTTAGAATGTGTTGCACCAGTATTTTTAAATGCTAATCTGTTATCTATTGCTTCTGCAGTGATTCCAACAGCACCTAATGCTGTATTAATATCACTTACTGTTGAAGCAAGACTAGTTCCAGATAGTACAACTGTTACACTAAGACCTTCTGCAGATCCAATAGTAATAGTATTACTTGCTGTAAATGTCGGTGTACCTGCTGTACCTGTTACTGAAGGCCAACTGCCTTTCCAGTTTGCACTGCCTACTTCTACCCATGCACCTGTTGTGTTTTTATACCATGTACGTATAATAGTTGAAACAGCTACAACTGCGTAATCGCCAATAGCGCCAACTGATTGTTTTGGAGCATAAGGAGATGAACCTGATGTTTGTGTTGCATCGGTAATAACAGTTGGTGTTTTGTTAGTAAATGTTTGACCAACTTTATTAGTCGCTGACTGCGCACTACCGTTCCATTCAAAGATACCAAACTTTGTTACTTGAGTATCTAACCAATAAGTACCATCTGCAGGATTTGCAGTAGTTGGCGTTGAACTAGCTGATATCGCTGTAAGGTCAACATCTGCTCTTACTACATATGCTCTATTGCTTACGCCTAGGTATGAATATGCTGCTTGAAGTCCGTATTCATTTTGCTCTCCGCCATGAATAGGATTGTTGTTAGCATCTGTATAAAATGTAGGATCACCAAATGTATCTACTAGATCTCGCTGCGATGTTAGTAGGTATGGTTTACCTGCATTGGCTTTTTGAGTTCCTGGTGCAATACCAGTTCCTGCGCCGTTTAGTTTATTTTCGCCTGTTGCGACAAATATTATAGGTACTGTGCCTGGTTCTGCTGGAGTGTAAAAACTCTCATCAATAACGCTGACCTCTACACCTGGTGAAGTTAATGCCATTTTAATTTTCTCCTGTAAAGTGTTTCACTTACAAGTATTTAGCAGATCACCGGTAAAAAAGGCGGTTTTTAGGGGTTAAGTATGTATATAACTCATTAGCTGTCTAATATTAAACCAAAGATCATCCAACGTTCCGTTGTTGTCTATAGTAAAATCTGCCATCCATTGTTCAAGACTCATGCTGTCTTTTGACTCAGGCATCAGGTATTTGCTGCGATCAACCCAGATACAGTAATCAAATACACCTGTGTTTTGCATTGCAAAGAATTCACGTTTGTTGCGTAGCCCACAATAGATATCATAGGCATCAAACATTTCTCTACCTAGAGTCGCTGCATCAGGAACATTATAATCGCAGATAGCATCATACCATTCTGCTCTGTGGTTATGCCTGTCAGCATAACACTCTTCTTCATTAGCGTATCCATATTTGTCCTTTAAGTTATCATAGATGAACAACTTTGAGCAAAACTTACTGCTGCTTTCAAATGTATAACCGTACTCGTCTCGCAGAATTTCGCATACAGTGTCTTTACCATGTCTTCCATGGCCTATTACTAATAACTTCTTTTTCATAATTTAAATGTAACATACTATTTACATTTTGTCAATATCCATTTTGAAAAAAGATCTGCCCAATCGTTGTGTGCTTGTTCGAGAGGATGTTCTGATTCTTTTCCTTTTTCGTATTTAAACTTTGTTGCCCAATCGTAAAATCCAAGGCTATCTTCGGTGTGTATATTATTAGGAAGATTTAATCTTCCAACCATGTCTTGTAAAAAAATATTATCTTGATTTAATAACTCTGGTTGTATATCGTTAAACGCCGATGTAAAAAAATATTTAATATTATGATTCTCGAGCCAGTTTGTTAAATATTCAAGTTGCTGTAGTGGATAATATACATGATTATCGTGCGTGTCACGCCTAGCATAAAACTCTACGTTTGTTCGTGTTAGATGTTCTGACGCCCACATTTGTCTTCTCATGTACAACATTGCATTTGAATAACCTTTAGTTTTGCCGTCGCCGTCTGATGGTAATGAAGTTAAAAATCTATCTTCATGAGTTTTTATTTTTCTGCCTGTAGGATATATACTAGGATATTCTCTACGTAAAATACTTGTCCACATTACAACTACAACAATATCTTCTGGCTTGTGTATTTTTAATTGGCGGCGGGTTTGGTATATTATACGTCTAACTATACTTCCATAATCAGCACCTGGTACAGCAGTATTATCAACTGTTGCATTAGTAAACATTTTTTGTTGAAGCAAGTTTGGCCATGCTGTATGACTCAACTCGTAGCATATTCCTTTATGATTGCGATCCCAAGACTCGTCAGCAAGTTCAGAGCCTGCTGTAAAACTACAACCACCTGCTATTACTTTTTTGATATTATTAAATTTATTATCCAATTAAAAATCCGTAGCCAACACCACCTGCAACAGACATAGCCAAGTCGTTGTCAAGTTTTTCCATTTCCTGTTGAGCTTCGGATTTTAACGTATCACCATTTAGCGTAGTTCCGCCACCTGGTCCAGCAATAGTAGCAAACTTACTACGTGCTTCACCTAACATATATTTACAGTTGGCAAGAGTATATTCTTTAATCCACTGAAATGCTTTGTAGTCTTTGTACAACTCAAAGTCAGGTCTGTGATTATAACAATATAGCAATACTTCTTCCTCAGCTCTTGGTCTTGTTAATATAGTTAGTTTTTTTGTACTAGTGTTCCAAACAAATTCGATAAAACTACCAAACATCCTTCCTACTAGTTCTTGTTGTTGAGCAAAGAAATCATATGTAGCAAGGCCGCCAATGCCACTACCTGCTAACAAGTATGTGTTTGTATAAGCAAGGTTAAATGGTTCAAAGGTTGTTCCACCACTATTGCCGCCTAATCTACTTCCTACGCTACGTCTATGTACTTTACGTACTTCTATTATTTCATTAGGGAGTGTGTATGCATTAACATCTTCTGTTAGTGCAAGAGTAATGTAACTTTCTTCAACACTGTTTTCACTGCGTTGTCTGTATCGTGCAGTTGCTTTTCCTAGTGCAGTTTCATAGTGTATAGGATCAAGTTCAACATCTATCATGCCTCCGCCTAAAAATGCAGTTACGTAATCAAATACTTCTTGTTTTTGTGTTGTAAGTTCAGCCATTGTTTGTCTCCAATAGTATTTATGCTAAATATACATATGCCAAGACTTAGTTTATATAGACCGCAAAAAACAAAAGACTATTCCTTCCTAGACGGCATTGTCTATGAACAATTTACTGTAGGAGGAACAGATTTTAATATACACAAATATCTTGGTCCAAAGAATACATTAGAAGATGATGCAACTGCTGAACAACCTGTTTACGATGTTGTTAAAGAAACCAACATTCAAGACTTGTTATTTTTAGAAAACAGAGATCGCAAATACGACAAAGACATTTACACCATTAGAGGACATTACAACCTACAAGATCAAGACTTTGATCTAAGTCAGTTTGGATTGTTTTTACAAAACGACACATTGTTTATGACCATACATATTAATAGTAGTGTAAAAACGCTAGGCAGAAAAATTATGGCAGGCGATGTAATAGAACTACCACACATGATAGACGAGTATGCTGCTAATGATTACAATGTTGCACTAAAACGTTTTTACGTTGTAGACGAAGTAACACGGGCAGCAGAAGGATTTAGTCAAACTTGGTATCCACATTTGTATAGATTACGTGCAAAGCAAATACTAGATTCGCAAGAATACAAAGATATTTTAGATTTGCCTGCAGAAGAAGGCAGTGCTGATACACTTAGAGATGTACTTAGTACATACGAAAAAGAAATGCAAATCAACGAAGCTGTTATTGCACAAGCAGAAGTTGATGTTCCACTTAGTGGGTATTCTACTATACAGTTCTATACACTACAGTTAGGTGACTCAGGCGAAATTGAAATCGTTAGTACTGACTATGACAGTTTATTAGCCGATGATCAGATAACAGCAGACACTGTATTTGTTACTCCTGATGGCAATGGATATCAAGGATACTTAGTAGGCGATGGTATTCCTCCAAACGGAGCACCATACGGACAAGGAATTGGATTTCCTAGCGAAGCAGATAGTGGAGATTATTTTTTAAGAATTGACTTGTCTCCTAATAGATTATTTAGATATGACGGCAATAGCTGGCGTAAAATTGAAGACGCTGTTAGAACTACCCTTACACAAACTAGTGGACGTGATACTCTAAAAGGAACGTTTATAAACAATGTAACTGTAAATACTATTAGCGGTGAAGATGTAGTCGAAAGACAAGCTCTTAGTAAAGCTCTTAGAGCAAAGGCAGGTGACTAATGCAATACTTTTATGACGGACAAATAAGACGGTACATAACACAAATAGTAAGAGCATTTAGTAACTTTAGTTATCGTGACGGCGAAGGCGATATCAAAGTAGTTCCGGTGTTGTATGGAGATATTACACGACAAGTAGGTAGTATCATTAGAGAAAACAGTGACAACAAACTACCGAGTGCTCCTAGGATGGGTGTATATGTTACTAGTTTACAAATGGACAGATCGCGTTTGAGTGATAGCAGTTATGTTAGTAAAATTAATCTTAGAGAAAAAGCATTTGACGAAAGCACTAGTAGTTACGTAGCACAACAAGCTAAAGGATATACAGTTGAAAGATTGCACCCAACTCCGTATACATTAAGTGTTAATGTTGATGTATGGTCAACAAGTACTGATCAAAAACTGCAAATACTTGAACAAATTTTTATGTTGTTTAATCCTGACTTGGAGTTTCAAACATCTGACAACTATGTAGACTGGACTAGTTTGAGTGCATTATATTTAGAAGATATTAACTTTAGCAGTAGAACTATTCCTGTAGGAACACAAGATGATATTGATGTTGCTACATTAGGATTTACAGCACCAATATATATTTCACCTCCTAGTAAAGTTAAAAAACTAGGTATCATAACAGATATTATTACTGGTGTTTACAGTCAAGATACAGGAACGCTAAGTCTTGACGGATTTAATCCTCCAACATCAGGCGATCAGGCTGTATCAAGCGGAGTTACCGTATTACCAGATGGTACTGTTGTTAATGCAGGAAATGTTGGCATTACTAGTACTTCAAGTGTAAGCGGCACAGGTTTAGATTTAAACAACCCTCTAGTAACAAGTTATAGAGATTTTGATCTTATAGTTGACGATGACGAGGCAAAACTAGCTAAAAACAAAGCACTACGAGTAGGAGATATTAGTTGGCTAAATGTTATAGAAGCAGAACTACCAGCAAAATATCAACCTAACATAAGTCAAATAAGATTACGTAGAGCAGAACTTAGCGGCGAAATTGTCGGCACATTTAATATTCCAGATGACGATACTCATACAATGATTATAGATTGGGACGAGGATACATTACCTTCTAATACTATCATAGAAGGTCCGACTAAAACTGACGGAACTATAGACGGTATTATAAATCCTATAACTTTTAATCCTTTAACAACTAAAACAGTTGGTACTAGATTATTATTGTTAGGACCAATAGGATATAAAGTTGAACGAAGTTTTAAAGCTACTACTAGTAGTAATAGAATCGACACCGATATTAACTTTACTATTGCTACTAGTGAGTTAGCTGATAGAGCAGGTGACGAACGTGTTACAACTTTTGAAGTATTTGTAAACGGATCACCAGTAGCAGCAACAAAAGCAAATATAGACGATAAGTTTGTTATAAATCTAGCTACAGCATACAGCATTGATGATACTGTATCGTATGTACTAAACTTAAACGAAAAAGGTCCAGAGGCTTGGAAAAATACAGATAATACAGATTTCTCAGCTGATGCAAATGATATAGTTGAATGGGACGGATCTAAATGGATTACTATTTGGAACTCCAGTGACAATAATGTAACTACATATGTTACTAATGTAACTACTGGTCAACAATTTTACTGGAATGGATACTACTGGCAAAGTGCTGTTGATGGATATTATCCACGAGGCACTTGGACTATTATATTATAAAATAAGTATTTGTATGAACAAAATAATTTGTAGTGGTGCGTTATTCTATAGTCTTAACACTAAGAGATTTTTATTTTTACATCGTACTAAAGGA